CCATAAAACAAATACAAAGAAGAGTCCAAGACTTTACAGGGAGAAAATAAAAATGGTCGAAGAAAAAGAAATAGAATCTCTGGGACTCACTAAGAAGGGTGCACCCAGAAAAAGAAAACCCAAGAAAAAAAATAACTATTTTACATCCGAAACTGAAGATGCTATTTTAAGATATAGGGAATGCAAAAGTCAATCGGAACAAAATAGGATATATAATACTGAAATTCATGGGGCTTTTTATAAACTTGCTGAAAACATAATTCACACTTTTAAATTTTATCACACAGAAGTTGATAATATAGAAGATTTAAAATTTGAAGTTATATCTTTTTTATTGCAAAAACTTCACCTCTATGATCAATCTAAAGGAAAAGCCTATTCTTATTTTGGTACTATAGCAAAAAGGTATCTCATAATATATAATCAAAAAAATTATAAAAGATTAGTATCCAAAATAGAAGTTGAAGAAGTTGATAATCACAAAGAAACTCACAAAAGTTTGGTTGAAGATCCTCAAGAGCAAGAATTGGATAGATTGGACGTTATAGAAAAATTCATTAAATATCTTGATGATAATTTAATAGATCTCTTTGAAAAAGAGGAAGAAATTAAAGCCGCAGACGCAATTTTGGAAATTTTCAAAAAAAGAGAGAATATAGACATTTTTAACAAAAAAGCTCTGTTTGTATACATAAAAGAGATAGCTAACGTTCAATCTAATACAATAACTCGAGTGATTAAAAAATTAAAATCAGCGTACACTGAAATTTTAACTGACATGATAGAAAATCACGATCAGAATATTTATATCTAAATATAGATATGGAACTCGAAAAAGAAATATTCCCAGGTAAAACAATAGCGGATTTAGTAAAAGAAGTGTACGATAGGCAACACGGTCAAGACTCCATCATAAAATCAAAGATTGTTGAAATTTCGGAAATGATTGAAAGTCCGGGGGATGCTATAGTTCTAATGCCCCAAATAAAAGGTCTCATAGATTCAAGTTTAAAAAATGATGAATCCCTTGTAAAATTGTTAGGATTATTTCAAAAAGCTGCGCAAGCTGCGCAAAAAGAATCCGAATCTTCTGATTATTTGCTATCAGAAAAAGATTTGGAACAGTTAATGAGAGACGTTAATACTAACTCTTCTACGACCAAGCAAATAACAGCGTATTAATGTCAAATTTAGACAATCCGCACACTCAAACTCACGCAGATCGCGATAAAGGCTCAGGATTTTTAATAGCCAGGGTCAAGGACATTGTATTGGGCCCTCTTAAGGATTCGATTAGAAACATACCTGACCCAAACTTTACAGGTTACGGTGACCTTGGTAAAATACGATTTGAAATACTTTACTCACCGGATCGATCTTCTATCAGTACCATATCTGATTTTGCTTATCCATTAAACAGCGGAGCAATTAAATATTTTCCTTTAGAAAGCGAAATAGTTTACATCTTACAAGGACCTTCTCCAGACTTTAATGATGATAATCAAAATAAAAGGTTGTATTATATGTCACCATTCCCTCTGTGGAATGCGGTCAATCATAATGCTTTTCCTAATTTAGAAGAGTACGCTCAATTTAATTCGCAACAAAAATCAAAACCACAATATAATAGGTCATCTATTTCCAATAATTCAATACTTGAATTTCCAAAAGGATATAGTTTTCAAGAGAATCCAAAAATTAGGTCGCTTGCTCCTTTTGAAGGGGACAATATAATTGAATCTAGATTTGGATCGTCTATTAGATTCGGATCCACTACGCCTGTCATGAAAAATTCCAATCATTGGTCAGATTCAGGAAATAATGGTGATCCAATCACAATAATAAGAAATGGTCAAGGAGATCCATCAAATCCAAGTGATCCTTTTTCTTTTACTGTTGAAGACATAAATACTGATAAATCATCAATATATTTAACCGCAGGTCAAAAAATTGTAATAAGTTCTTTACTCACCGGAGAGTACCCATTGGATTCTTTTGATAGTGTTAACGTCACTTTACAACAACAAAATACAATAACAACTTCAATACAAGTAATTACATCTAATGAAACAGTGGATGCTGTGAGTCAAGATAAAGTTGCTTTACAAAATTTAGCTAATAGTAATACAAAATAATAAAAATGGCATCGTATTCACCGACCTTTCCATTCATTGGAAATCAAATAATATTAACATCAGATAGAGTTACTCTATTAGCAGATGAAGATGCAGTTTTTGTGTTTGGTAATAAAGCAGTAAGTTTGTCCAGCAAAAATACAGTAAATCTTGATGCAACTAATAAAATTATACTTAGTTCACCAATAATAAATTTAGGAAGTAAAAATGCTGATACTTTAGGAGAACCAGTAATTTTAGGGAAAACTTTAATCTCTTTACTTTCAGAGCTTGTAAAAACATTACAGGATTTTCTTTCAGACGCAGGATCAGTAAAGTATTCCGATTTAAGTACACTCAGAGGAATGGCAGATTCAGCAAATAACGCATCTGACTTATTGGATGACATAGTCAATGCAATAAATAATTCTACTTTATCGACAAATGTATTTATAACTAGCAACAAAGATTAAAAATGGCAGCACCAAATATATTTGAGGACGCAATAAATAGTGCTAGTAATACAATAAGTAAGCTAAATAAACAAATAGATCAGATATTTAATGGCACTAGAAAATATACGCAAGCTCAATTAACAGGATCAATCAGTGTACCTCAAAGACTGGCGGACATTGGTGTCATTGGTGTTGTTGATGTAATTGCCGGCATCGACATGTGTCAATTACTGTCTTACATATCTGACATAATAACAAATAGTAATGGATACAAATTTGATCCGAATTCCCCTCCGCTCGCAGGATCTAGTGCTATAACAAAAAAAATGTGGCTTTTACAGGATTTTGCTTACGAAATAAAACAGAACATAGATCAATTCAATGCTGCTAACGGACAGAGGGTTAATGTTTCCGAATTAACTAAATTAATACCCGTAGTAGTAAATGATTTGACTGTTCTTTTTGATCCAAAAATAGATGGATCTATAGTGGACGTAGATATACAAGCTTCTTTTAGTGCAATAACTGTAATTAGTAATTATTTCGATGTTGCTTTAAATGTTTTACAATACTATGTCAGTTCACAAGGATCTGTTCAAAATTTACAAACCAACCCAATTGGTGGTACAGTTGCTGGTCAATATCAAAATAAAATAAAAGCAGACTATCAAAAAATTGTTGGATTTTTAAATAATATAGATTCTCTGTGTGGAAAAATAATTAAAATAGACATTTATAATCCAACTGGGTTATCTTCCGTCACTTATTTAGTTACAACTTTTGCTAATGCTCAAATACAAAGTTACATAACACAAGTTAATAAAGTTGTGGGATCAGATTTACAAAAGTTAATTCCCATGCTTGAAAACTTACAAAATCAATGCACAGCAGTACAAAGATATTGCAGTATGGTGCTTTCCACAGTTAGAACAATGCAAACTTATCTTAGGATAGGGACCATACTTATGAAGGTGTTTACCGTAATAGTTAATTTTTTAAAGATTTTACCAGTACCCAATGAATTTACTACAGTAGGAATAACAACAGAGTTTTCCGAAATAAATAAAAGTGTTAATGATTTAATAGATAGAATAGAACAGGATTTAAAAGCAATAAATTCTTTATTAACAAAAATTGTTTCCTTAATATCAGGAATATCTTTGAATGTTAATAAAATAAGTAAAGCTCTAGCAGTTTTAATAGCAAATTTAGAATCTTGTTCAAATCAACCTCCTGGGCTTGTTGATGATTTAAAAAGTACACTATCTCAATTGAATTATGTTTTTGGTCAATTGAACGATTTTGTGGTAAATAGTCAAAAATCAAATACAAGTAATAATTTAACTTTTGGTGGATATACTATACAAATAATAACTGAAGAATTATTAAAAAGTTCAACAAATATTCCAAGACGTTATGGAATTGCAATAGATTCAAATGGATTTGAAGTTGTCAAAAGCACCCCAACATTTGCTACGTTAGATAGCATAATAATTGATGATGTTAAGCTAATTTTAGAGTCTAAAAAATTGATAAAAGTTCAAAGTTCTGCTTTTAATCAGAGTCAACAATCCACGATTCAACAATCTCTTTCTTACTTAGAAAGTAATACTTTGCCACAAAATTTTTCGGTGAATTTAACCTCCCAATTAGATCCAAATGGAAATTCGGACGAAAATTCTGGATTGGGATTAAACGCTTTTGTGAATAGCCAAAAGGGCGGCAATGCATTAAGACAAAGAATGATGGCCGCCATGGCAGTCTCTAGCGCTCAATTACAACAAAATTTAACGCTAGCAAATCAAGGACATTAATTATGCACACTTTGATATTTATATTATATGATTAAGAAAAAAACAAGCGCACTCGCTAAATTGAGAATTCTCATAAGAGAGGAGGTAAAAAATGCCATTAGGGAGGAAATGCCCATTTTAATAATGGAAGCACTTGCTAAGCAGAATAGGTTATTAGAATCTGCGCAAAAAAAGGGCTTAAAAACAATTCAAGAAATACCAGAAAAAGAAATTAAAAAACCAAAAATTCCAGGTACCCTAAATACTAGGCCCTTTAATCCAGCAAAGCAATTTCAACAGGCGGTACCATTCCGTGGAGGAGATCCAGTGAGTCAACTTTTGCAAGAAACAGCTGCTGGCATGTTAGAAGAGGATACTTTAGCCTTTACTACAGCAGAAGAAAGCGCAGATCCTATGAGCTTCATGCAAAACATAGAAGCGCCAGTTGGAAGCGTTCAGGATATGCTTGCTACTTCAAGACCAAGCTCTGCTGTTGAAATGGTTCAAGTGAATGCAGTTCCAGATTTTACGGATCTCATGCAAAAAATGATGAAAAAAGGAGTAATTTAAAAAATGGCTTACGGACTAGTAAAAATACCTGTAACAGATTTTAAACCTTCCACATCTTTGGGGGTTAAAATACCGTTTTCTGCTCCCAATGCATTTACTCCTGTATATACTAGCACCGAACAAATAAAATACAACCTAATAAATTTTTTATTAACCGATACAGGAGAAAGACCTTTTAATCCAAATTTTGGTGCAGGCTTAAGAAAAATGGTTTTTAATCAAATCACAAATGATTCTTTAATTTCTTTAAAGAGCAATATATCAAATAAAATTCAAGCATATTTTCCAAATATAAGTGTAACCCAATTAAATTTTTTGGGAGATCCTGACAATAACATAATTACAATAACTTTAAATTATGTACTATTGGGTACTAATCAAACAGATTTAGCGACCATTTCAATACAAAACTAATGCCCAATCAACCAAACATATCGTATTTAAATAAGAATTTTTCGTCCCTTAAAGCGGACCTAATAAGCTACGCACAATCTTATTATCCAACAGTATATAATGATTTTAGTCAAGCTTCTCCAGGTAGCATGTTTATAGAAATGGCTGCTTATGTTGGAGACGTTTTATCTTTTTATTTGGACAATCAAATTCAAGAAACATTTGTTCAATATGCAAAACAGCCAAATAATTTATACACATTGGCCTATATGTTAGGTTATCGACCAAAAGTCACATCAGCTGCAATAGTTAATTTAGATGTGTATCAGCAGGTACCAGCTAAAACAGTGGGAGGACAACCCTATCCTGATTTTTCTTACGCCCTTACAATACAGCAGGGAATGCAAGTTCAATCGAACGTGAATAGTTCCGCGTATTATTTTGTGGGAAATATTATTGATTTTACAACATCATCCTCTTTAAACCCAACAACTGTATCAGTTTATCAAGTGAATGGGTCCTCTGTTCCAACATCTTACCTATTACAAAAATCAACGCAAGCCATATCCGGTCAAGTAAAAAATCAAAGTTTTTCTTTTTCTACTGCACAAAGATTTTCAACCGTTACTATAAACGATAGTAATATTATTTCAATAATAAGTGCCATAGATTCAAACGGAAATAACTGGTATGAAGTTCCGTATCTAGCTCAAGATTACATACTTACTCCTGTAACCAATACTGCGACGAACTATCCGTCTTTAAATCAGTACCAAAATCAAGTTCCTTACATAATACAAAAAATTCAAGCTCCAAATAGGTTTGTATCAAGATTTACTTCTAATAACACATTAACAATTGAATTTGGTCCTGGGATTAATTCTGTGGCTGATACTGCAGTTTTACCCAATCCTAATAATGTTAGTGTTGGATTCACCGGCGGAGGATTAAGTTATCTATCTAGCTCTTGGGATCCCACTGACTTTGTCACTACTCAAACTTACGGTGTTGCGCCCAACAACGTTACTATCACGTTTAGCTATCTCGCAGGCGGTGGAGCTAGTTCTAATGTTGGAATAGGAGAATTAACAAAAGTTGTTTCTTATAATGCCATTGGAAATCCAAATACAACATATTCAAATACTCTAGTTACAAATAACGTTAGTTCTTCTGTTGGTGGAGGGGACGCTGATACTGTTGACGAACTTAGAATGAATATTTTGGCTGAATTTCCAACTCAATGGAGAGCCGTAACTCAACAGGATTATTTGGCTAGAGTGCTTTGCATGCCACCAATATACGGAAAAGTTTCAAAGGCCTATGTTACTAAAAATGATCAAACATTTTCAAATTATGTTAATGGGGATCCTGCCCAACAAAATCCTCTGTTAATAACTCTCTACGTTCTTGGATTGGACACTAACGGTAATCTAGCAGAACCAACTCCTGCGCTCTTACAAAATATACAAACCTATGTTCAGGATTATAGGATGTTAACAGACGCAATTAAAATAGAACAGGCTTACATAGTGAATATAGGAGTAAATTTTGATGTAGTAATACTACCAAACTTCAACGGTCAGGACGTCATATCCAGGTGCATTACTGCGTTACAAGATTTTTTTAACATAGAAAATTGGCAAATAAATCAACCAATAATACTAACTAACATTTACTCTTTATTAGACCAAATTTCTGGGGTCCAAACTGTAAAAAATATATCAATCACAAATTTAACTGACCCCACAGGGGCCACTTATTCTCAATACGCTTACGATATAAGTGGAGCTACTGTGAATAATGTAATTTACCCCTCTTTGGATCCTTGTATATTTGAAGTATTGTATCCAAACAATGATATACAGGGCAGAGTTGTTAACTTTTAATAATTAAAACATGGCAGTTTACAAAATATTTCCATCAGCAGACGCTTCAATATATTCATTTGATGTGGGAAAAAACACGGGGCTGGATGAAATTTTAGAAATAGGAGTTCAAAACTATGGCGCTACAACTAATGGCACTTACTTAGCTGCTACGAAGGAGGACATAAGACGATCATTGATCGAATTTTCTAATTCAGATTTGTCAAAAATTCAATCACTGTGTACCGGATCATCTTTCGTAGCTAATTTAAGATTGTATTTAGCAGAAGCTGAAAATTTGTCAACAACTTACTCTTTTGAATTTCGTCAGATTAGTCAATCTTGGGACATGGGCACTGGTAAATTTATAGATTATCCAGATACAATAAACGGAGTTTGTTGGAATTCACCGACTGCGTACGTAACTCAATCTTACACAACTTGGGTAAGTTCTAGTTATTATAATATTTCTGGGGGAGGATCTTGGAACCAAACTTACACAACTCAGAGTTTTTCTTATTCGGATAATAAAGACATTAACGCTGATGTAACTTCCATAGTGTCTTCTTGGTTTTCGGGTTCAGCTCCAAATTACGGATTTTTGATAAAGTTTCCCACTTCTATAGAAAATAATTCTGGATCTTACATAAGAACCAAATTTTTTAGCGTTGATACTCACACAATATATCCACCTACACTAGAAATAAAATGGGATGATAGCAATTACATAACAGGATCTTTAGTAACAACAGATGATTTTGTTGTAAATTTTGCAAATAATAAAAATGAATTTAAATACGGAACTCAACAATATAGAATTAGATTAGCTACAAGACCCACCTATCCAGTAAGACAATTTATAACATCCTCAGTATATTTAAATACATTATTACTTCCATCAAGTTCTTATTGGGCAATTCAGGATTACAAAACTGATGAAATGGTTGTGGATTTTGATCAAAATTACACAAAGATAAGTTCAGATGGTACTTATAACTATTTTAATTTATATATGGGGGGTTTGGAACCAGAAAGGTATTATAAGCTTTTAATTCAAACTATGCTTCCTTCTACGAAAGAGAATATAAATATAGATAGTGACTTGATTTTTAAAATTGTTAGATAATGCAACAAGTTGTAAATTTGACAAAACAAGTATACGGAGTTAACACCTATACTAAAGTAATAGACACTTCGTTCTCCGAATTGGTTACTCCACAAAATATTGTTGGAAGCTCTACCATATCGATAGATCAGTTTTTTACTTATTATGATCAATTATTTTACGACATACCTGTTAGTGGATCTTCCAATTCACATTCAGAATTAGTACAGAGAAGCTCACAATACATAGGAGGAAGTACAATATCGCAACAAGAGCAAGCATTATTGGACGAAATAAACTCTTTAAAAGAACAGATAATAAATCTAAGTCAGACTTATTTATCTATAAATAACTTGACCCAATAATGGAATTAGTAAATGTAATATATAACGGACCAGGAGTTCAAACACAAACTTATAGTCCAACTGATGAATCCCTGATTTCTAATAGTTTTATAAACGCATCGTTTGTAGGAAATAATGTTGACTACGTGGAAGCCTTTGTATACGATGAATTGGGAAATTTATTAAATAGTAATTACAATTACACAGATTATACATTACCTTCAAAAAGTAGCGTAGGAAAAGGAAATTCTTACAATTCAATAAGTTTGGATCCTTACTCTTACGTAAAATCAATCGGATTTGATAGGGGATCAACTACAGTACAATACAATTTTTTAAGATACCTTTTTAACAGTTCTCAGGGGAATTATTATTGGATAAAACAAATATCTAAAAGTAGAACTGAATTGGTTTTAGCATCACAAACAATAAGCAATGTTAACGTTCTTAACGGTTTTAATGGATACCAAGCATACGCAGCTAATAAACCCTACTTCGCAGATTTTTATTTGAATTTTGGAAATAATGAATTAATAATAGCAATAAACGTAGCTTACACAACAGATTCATCTGGAAATGCTAATTTACTAATAAAATTATACGAACCGCTTCCATCAGACATAGATGTAAAGAGTAAACTTTGGATAGTTGATCAAATTGCTGAATCAGTTAGTTACGAAGTTGATATAGAAATAGAGGCAGAATCGCAAGCAAATAATAATTCTCTTAAGGGCCCAAATTTTAAAATAGACATTAATCAAAAATTGGGCCTTACTACTCCGTATTATAATTATAACAATTTAATAGCAAGTCCAATAACTTCTTCGTTCAATCAGATGATGAGTTATTATCAGGACTCTGCAATAAACATAAACGTAGATTATACAAATTTTTCAAATTTCGTACACTTTTCAAGCGCTACTGAAAGGATCAATAATTTTGTATATAAATTAGGATTGATAGAATCTTACACAGCGCAAATGAATTCCCAAAGATCACTCGTGGGTGGAAACACAGTTGCATCTTCTTCTATAGGTTTTTTAAGTCAATCAATAAGTAATATAATAACCAATTTTGACATTTATGAATATTATTTATATTACACCTCTGCTTCATTAGCGTGGCCAAAAGTAAATTCACAAATACCTTATCAACAAGCATCAGTTACATCTTCTTTAGGATTAAATTGGTTGGGCAGTACTTCAACAGTACCGTCTGGATCGAATGCTTCAATTTTATACTCAGCATCTTACTATGATTTGACCAATCCAAACATGTTGATCAATTCGATTCCTCAATATCTATTGGATGATCCTAGTAATGCACCGTATGAAACGTTTGTATACATGATTGGGCAGCACTTTGATAACATATGGGTCTACTATAAAGACGTTACGAATAAATACAATAACACAAATAACCCTCAAACGGGTGTATCTTTGGATTTAATAGGTGATGCATTAAAGGGATTTGGAATAGAGCTTTACACGAATTCTAATATATCAAATAACCTTTACTATTCCATGTTTGGCATAAATGCGGACGGTAGTCTTTTACCACCAACTGGATCCGAAATTATAAAAAACTATGTTACGTCCAGCCTTCAAACTTTGCCGGCTCATACAATACAAAATGAAATATACAAAAGGATCTATCACAATTTACCCTATCTTTTAAAAACAAAAGGTACTCACAGAGGTTTAAAAGCTTTAATTGCGTGTTATGGTATACCCGATAGCATACTTACTGTTAATGAATTCGGAAGTTACGACATAACAACGGAATCAGGATTATTAGAAATAAACAACCAAAAAGCGTACGCAGTTTCCAGCAGTTTATTAATATCTGCGTCATTATTATCTCCGTACACAACAATACAATACAATCAAACTAATAGAAGACCTTCAGTATCAAAAATAGAAGTGGGATTTTCTCCAGCTGACACAATGAATGCTTACATTACAGGTTCATTGGGTTATTTTAACATAGATCAATACATAGGAAATCCAACTGATCAATACTCTTCTTCTTACAAAAATTTGGATTCTCTTAAGAATACAGTATTTTCTAATGCAACTTACCCTCACAGTATTTGGGAGTACATTAGAATGATCAAATTTTATAACAACTCTTTGTTTAAAATGATCAAGGATTTTGTTCCTGCAAGGGCAAATTTATCAACTGGGATAATAGTGAAACCTCACATCTTAGAAAGAAATAAGTATATAAGGCACGAACCAACGGCGACTTCCAGTTCATATCTGTCAGACATAACAGGGAGCTCAATAACTGGTTCTGATCCTATGCACATAAGTCACTCTACTGTATACGTAAAAAATGAACTCACAACCCTGGGATTCGTTCCTGTTTCTCATAGTGTTGGATTTGAAAAATTTACTGGAGAATTCAGCGGATCTGAATTTTACGGACAAAATTGGAAAAAGAATCAATTCGAAAGTTCTTACCAACCGTTTCAAACTTCCAATTACATTCCTTCTCAAAGTGTTAATTTTGGAGCAACTTACAATAACGTTTCGGAATCAGTAAAATCCAACACTTACTTTAAATTGGACTATGCTGGAGCTCTAAAAAATCAAGCGACTAATTACGGATTAATAACTCAATCAATAGCTTTTGGGCCCTCTTACCAATCTAATCCAAATAGTCAGTACGCTAGGATTCAGGATTACAATTATAACGTTAGAAGGAGTACTAAACCGAGGTACAGCGGATCTTTTTTGAGAATGGCTTCTTACAACAATTATACAACTTCAAGTGCTACTTACGGTGGTGATATAACTTACGGAAACGATCCCGTGATAAATTACAATACAAAAAAATTGGCTCTTTTTACGCAAGTAGAAACCAGTTCTTTTATACCTGGAGAGATAAACGCCACATTGGCGTATTTGGTAGACGTATCTGGTGGATTGCAGGAATTGAACCAAAATAACGATTATTGGACCGATGTTCAAAATACTTTTATTAACGGACAAACTTTAACAATAAAGCAATTTGATAACAAAAAATACGGAAATCAAAAAAGTACCGATGGTGTAAAAACGATATACAACAGTGGGTATTCTTATTCCCCACAACTTTATTTTGTTTCCGGAGTTGATACAACTTTGTATTTTAGTTACACTGGAAATACAGTAGTTTCTAATTTCATTGCGTGGAACCCCAATTCTACAGACAATCCGAGTTCTAACGCGTACATAAGTGGATCTCCAGGCCCCTTTTATCCAGTGTCTCTAACGAATGTAAACACTAGAACTGGAAATATTTACAACATATTCAACGTTGCGAACCCAGGTCAGGGTTATACTTTTGGAACAAGTTCCGCCAACACCTTTCCGTCTTATTCCGCTCCAATTGCGGCAAACAATAGTTTTACCACTAAGTTCAATCTAACTTTACAATTTCAAGATCCACTAACCAAAAGTCCAAATTCCACAGATAGCGGTTCTTTTGTTTATCAAATATATTTTAACGGGTCTTTAATACCAGGATCTAGTCAACAAATAATGGATTTTACTTCAAGTTATGTTCAAGCAAGTTCAGTTACTTCTAGCGTTAGCGCAAGTACTTTTGTACCCGGTGGACAAACTATAACGTATCAGGGGGGAGCAGGGTTCCTTTTGAATGGTCCCATTTCGGTACTTGATTTAACCGGCACAAGCCGGCTTGTGGGTGGAAGCTCGGATTCGGTTGCTTACGGAATTTACACTTGGGGAACTCAAACCGGTTATCTTGCTTTCGCCATGACTGGCCCCACTGCGTATCAAATAGGACGTTACATAACTGTAGCAGAATCTGGATCTGGAGCAGCTACTCCGCTGACCAATCCGGTAAACGGATACTCTGTGCCAGCTAGTTCGGTATATTCAAAAACGTTTAGCATAAATTATACAACACCAAATATTTCTTTGGTACCATCAAACATAGTATCCTTTCAGTTAGTTCAAAGAAGCATGTCCACACCGTCTTACACAGCTAGTTTAAGTGTTGGACAGAGTGGTAGTACATTGGCTCTAAATACGGTTTCAGTTGGAACGGGTGGATATCCCTACGCAACTTCTAGTCTAGCTTACGGAAATTTTGTGTCAGGCGCGTTTAATAGTTCAGACGGTACTACAGGATCTTTTGTGATGAGTTCTAACGTTTCCAATTATTTGGGATATTTATTTGTTCCAAACTTTACATCTAATTCAGTAGTGTACTCTAGCAGTTTATACAATACATACGCTGATGTTTCTTACGTATTTCAACCCACTTTGGGGGACAAAATAATCGTATCAGACGGAGTAGTTACAGCAAATTTTGACGTTATAAAGTATACCGTAGATTCAAATAACAGGTTGAACATTTCTGTTGTACCCGAAATATACAGTAGTTGGGTGGCCAATTCGTCTTCTATACTTAAATTTTTGTTATTGAAAAGGTACAATGATGAACAAAACATACAATTGACTTTCACAAAAAAACCAGGGCAAACGTCTTACGGATTTTTGATACCCAATAACATAGATCCGATAGTCATACAAAAGATAAACACAATACAGTCCCAAGTACAAGCACAGTTGTTGTCAACCCAAGCGAATTCCGATTAATTAATGTACACATATTTATAAAAGAAAAATAGATTAACACATGGCATATTTAAGCAATACTTCAGTCGTAATAGACGCCATCCTAACCAAAAAAGGAAGGGAATTACTGGCAAGAAACGATGGATCTTTTCAAATAACTCAATTTTCGTTGTCAGACGACGAAGTGGATTACACACTCTACAATCCTAATCACCCCTCAGGTTCTGCGTTTTACGGAGAAGCAATAGTAAACATGCCCGTAATTCAAGCATTTCCAGAAGATAACGAAATTATGAAATATAGGTTGGTGACCCTACCAAGGGGAACTTCTCAATTGCCAGTAATTAGTATAGGGTACAGTACAATAATTTTAGCACAGGGAGCTTCAATATCTATCACTCCCCAAACTTTAAATTATTTGGGAGCAACTTCAACTTACGAAACTGACGGTTACACTTTCACAATCGGGGACGTAAGAACAATGAGTACTTTTACGGGGGTTGGAATAAATACACCCGCTGCTGCGTCTTCAAATAGCACACAAACTTTAGGAACAAACGTAAGTTTAACTGTAATAGGCACTACTGTTAATATGACATCAACTACTGTCAATACACTATTTGGAAATAACACAACACTTTACACACTATTGACAGTGACCGGCAGGGATTCCGGAGCAAGGCTTACTGTACCAGTACAAATTAATCAGGTAAATTTATAAATAAATAACTCATGTCATACACACCGCTAGCGGCAACAGATTTGGTAGTATCATCGGACGCAATAACTGCACCCGCCTGGAGCACTAATTCTCCTGTTTTAAATTCATTTTACAGCGGTTCACCGACCGTTTCAACCACAATAACCTCTGATGCTTTTTACGTAAATGTATATCAAACAAGTTCAACTGTTCCGGGGGCAGCTGTTCAATTTTCAATAGCATACGGACACGTATACGGATCAGGATCCAAATATTACAATTCGTTAGTACCTGGAGTATCTCCATCGTACACAACTTACAAACAGTACAAAAATTTAGTTTACGGTGCGTTTATTACAGGATCCCAAGGATTTAATTTTGGAGGTCTTGCTAACAATTGTAGGTACATATACGCAATAAACATAGACAGAAATAGGTACAAAGAAAGCTTATTGCCAGGATCTTTAAATTTATTCCTTTCCGCTTCAGGGGGTCAAATACAGTTAACCGATAATAGCAACAATAGTAACGTCATAAGTTACTTGGATTGCGGTCGTGTTTTTAACATAGTGTCAGGATCCAACGGATACGCAAGTAGCGCAACTCCTACCGGGGCTTCCCAAGCAGGTTACACAATATCAGGATCTTACGGTCTATTTTTACCGGACATCGGAACCATAATATTAAATCCAGGAGCTTTGGCGCTAGCATCAACTTACGGAGGAATTTCTTTAGCGGTCGACGAAACTAACAACCCAAATACACCGTACACATCGGTGAGTAATTCAAATCTATTCAACGCAGTATCCCAGAGCGCCAATTTTCAATTGAGTTCTTACGAAACCATATCCTCTGATTACGTGTTCGTTAGGGTTAAAAACGGGGACTACAATTACAGTTCCAACCCAACTTTTACGTCAGGATCTTTCGGTGGATTGGTGTACCCAATACTAGTAAATAGCCCACAAACTTTCATAACCACAGTTGGACTTTACAACAACAATAACGATCTTCTTGCCGTGGCAAAACTTTCAGTACCGCTTGTCAAGGATTTTACCAAAGAAGCACTACTACGTGTAAAACTTGACTGGTAATTTATTTGATTAAAAAATAAAAATGGGCAGAGCATCAAATACAGTAAATCCGTCCGATAAGTCCATGACGCCCATTAGGCTAAGGTACACTTCTTCGTACAGTAGTAGTTCTTTGAGCGCGTACGGCATAACTTTAGTCACTGGGATCAACGGATCCGTGGGAATTACTGGGTCAGTACCGTTAACTACGCTTAATTACTATTCTGTAAAACAGCTGTATTACTCAAATTTTTTGACGGGCTCTTACCTGTCCAATAGTTCCAGCTTCGACAATTTTTTGCAATCCACTGCGGCTTCTGGGACGCTTGACGCCGACGTTAGGTACTTTCCGACCAAATCTAACGCAACGGTGGCAATATTGTCAATACCAAGAACAATATTTGGAGAAAACATCGGAAGGAAAGGTTTGATCATATCCTCTTCAGTGGCGTCCTATTTTTTGTCCGACGACGGAAACGGAAATTTATTGGATTTTACTACTTCGTATCCCTTTATACACGCTGGGAACGTTCTTTACAATCAGGGAATGGTGATACTCACCCACCCAAACTATGTGAATTTAACGTCTTCTTTTACGTTGACAGTTGCAGCGGAATCCACAATTTATCAGAACGAGGTCAGGTGCCACGTTTCAGAAAATGATTTTAACTACACATTAAACCCAAGCGTTTTTAGTAGCGCAAGTTTTTCAACTGGGTCTAACACTTCCAATCCGATATTTTCTCCGCTGTCCACCACCGGTAGCTACTACTATATAACTGCAGGAAAAATGATAAACGCCGTTACCGGATCAAGTTTTATTCCGTACGCAACCACCATAGGCCTTTACAACGAACAGGACGAACTTTTGGTGGTGGGAAAGTTGGCAACTCCGTACCCAATACCGTCAAACACGGACATCACATTTACAGTGAGGTGGGACAGTTAGCATATTTATAATAAAAGGTAAATGGGAAATTGGGTTTACATGGGAAAATCTTACACTAAATTGAGCGATTTTCCAAACAACGCTGTTGGTTTTGTGTACAAGGTGACCAACAAAAAATCGGGCAAGTTCTACATAGGAAAAAAAATTCTAAGAAATTCCCTGTCTAAAAAGTTGACAAAAAAAGAAATATCCGAATGGTCAAAACCTGGCAGGGTACCAAAAAAGAAAAAGGACATCAAAGAGAGCAATTGGACCGATTACTACGGTTCAAGCAAATTGGTCTTAGAGGATGTTAAACTTTTGGGCCCTGAACACTTCGATCGGGACATTCTTCTCATCTGCACGACCAAAAAACAAATGAGCTATTGGGAGACCTATTTTCAATTTAAGTTTGAGGTGTTACACGTGGATTCGTACAATGAAAACGTATTGGGCAAATTCTACAGACGGGATGTTCATCCAAGCGTCCAGGACTCACAGGAATAGTTAAAATAGAAATTATGATGGAACATAAATGAAATTAAAAAGGGCTCCAAAAGAGCCCGTAATCATTTATATACGCTGTTGTTTTCTATATTTTTTGAATGTGATTCATAGCGGCCCAGGCAGCCGCAATTTTTGCGTATTTTTTATCAACCACATAATTAAATTCAAATCCTGCTGAATCATGAACTTCTTCCCACTTGCCAGGAAATGGTATTTTACACTTGAAATTACATTCAAATATTACCGTCCCCTCGCTTATTTGAAAATTTATTATTCCGTCTTGATCGTTTTCTTTTAAGGATTTTAAAACACTTATTAACTTAATTGACATTTATTATTATTTTGTGGGTTGTAAGTGAAGCACCAAAAATGTGTTTTTGTCCAATTGTTTAAAATCCCCGTCCTTAACCGCCTGTTGGCACAGGAACCTGGCAAATCTACTGGTGGCTTTTATCTTATTGTCGGGAGTCACGACTATTCCCATTTTTGAAAATGCTTTTGTTATCCCGTTTTCAATTTTTGCAACGGCGACCTTATCAAAAAGTCCCTCTTGTAAAAGGTCGACCAATTTTATTTCTTGCACTGTAAAATATTTTTAATAAATATGTAAATTAGTACATAAGACTTCTGTCCCGTACGGTCTGTAAAAACTCCTTACTGTTATTTCCCAAACTGAAATTGTCCGAAAATATCCAAGTGTACGGTATGTTTTTTGTGGGTTTTTTTGCTCCATGTTTAATAGCAATCGCCTTGTAAAAAAAACAAGTTTTGTCCTCTATATTAAGATATTTTTGCATATGAATTGGATTCAACGGGTGATTCACCAATAGGTCCATTTGGTACAGCCACTGCTCGGCCTGTTTGTTCTCCGGTAAAAATTCCCCCGCTTGGTTTATTACGTACTTCACCTTTCCGTTTAAATTTTGCCCTCCGAATATCTGGTGAAGCCCGTCAAAGTGACCCGTGCCCCCGAAAAGTACGGACTCCGGGTCTACCAGGTGCGGATAGCTCATTGCTATGTACCGCGCCGCGTTTTTGCACGGGTACAAGGGACTTCTGAATCCCTGGCGCGCTTTAAAGTATACTTCCAAAATCTTCGCGAATTTCATCATTGTGTAAGGGCCCCTCTCTCCGTCCTCTACCGATTGAAGCACATAAGATAGGTCCTTTGCCGCTTTCATCGGGCCCTCAAGGATCCACTGCTTTACGTTTGTGCCCTTTGGGTAGTATATTTGAAACAGATCGTTCCTGGCGTGGCGATTGTTTAAGAAGTGTTTTCTCGTTGCCTCTACTCCTTCGTTTTTTAGTTTCGTAAAAGTGCCCCAGTGCTCGTTTGTGAAACTGAACACTAGCGTATAGAACAGCCTAAGTTCGTTGTCCTTGACCGATTGCATGACTTCGCAGTACGGGTGTTCGTGCCAATGGAGTCTGTGACTAAAAATTTGGTACTCGTCCCTTAACAGCGAATCCTCCCTGGAATCGAACTTTTGGCAAAATTCGAAGAACTTTTCTATCCTCTTTTCAAGGGGCCAATTGGCCATCCAAGAGTCCTTTGGTTTTTTCCCCTTAAATTCTGGGGTGCAAGTATTTTCGTAAATTATGTCGTTCATGGTAATTTTTAATATGTGTACTCGCTGGAACTCAGAATTCTCAGCATTGCGTTTTCCTGTTCTGTCAATTTCCACCTTTTAATTGCGTAAGAGCGAGTTCTTGGTATTTTTAGGCACTTTGAACCGTTCACTTCCGTTACGAACTTATCGCTCAATTGGTTCGTAAGTATCTCGATTATCCAACCGTCAAATTCGTTTTCCCACGAGTTTATGGATTGTTCAACGATCACGATGTAAGATTTGTCCGCCTTTAAGAACCTTTCAATTCCCAACCAAGTTTTGTTGAACGGTACGGTCCAACAGTTTTCCTTGTGATAAGGAACGCAAGTTTTGCACTGGCACTTGATGCTCTTTGGAATCTGTGAGGCTTCTGTGAAAAATGGTTCTGACAATTGCACAAACGGTTCGTGCAAAATGTCCACAGGATCGTAAGGATCGTAATTACCCGTTCTGGTTACCCTTCCGCTCAAGGACAGTTTGTCCATGAGAAGAAGTTCCCCAAGTTGGCGCTCACACATGTTCAGGAACGATCTCTTGTACTTTAATAGTAGAGGTTGTTTGTAAGACGGTGTGATTGACATGATTTTGTTTTTGATTGTAAAGTTGTCCCACTTTTTCTTTGTACTGTTCTGGGGTAATGAGCAAAGACTTTATGATTTTATCGTCCGAAGGGTGATTGGTCAAGTTATTGAAAGTGTGCACCAATTTAAGTTCAAGCATTGCTTTTTGTCTACCGTACGGGTGGTCCTTTATGTTCGAACTGTTCCAAACGTGATCAAGGTCCAAATGATCGTAATCCGAACCCATCTTGCAGTAATTTTCTATCCAACGAATCGCATCGCACGCCACGTCCTCGGCGTTGTACGGATAGCTACCCGTGTCCTCGTATATTTTCATCATGACGGAATCCAAAAATGTAATTTCGTCCATTCTGTTTGACTTGGTCGCCAAATAACTTATGCACTCCTTTGCGTTTTTACCGTAATAAAATGGACTTTCCTTGTTAACAAATTCTGGAAACCAATCGGCTATGTCGGCGATGAAGGCAGCGTATTGGAACCTGTACGCTCTCAATCCCCTATCCGCATTCCACTTGAACATGAAATCGCCTATCTCCCTTAAATTTTTCTTTTCCCCATTTTCCAAGAACATGGCCACATCTTTGGCCAATTGCGGGGCAAATTCGCACAGAAAGTAATCGCCTCCCCTTTTGTAATTCCCCACCGGTTTGGGGAAGCTGGGGAATTGGTAACCCACAGAAGTGTAGAAAGGTCGCTTGGCAGCTTTTATCACTTCTATCAATTGGGGAACGTTGTCGGCCACGTGCATGTCCGGTAAAAGCGTGTTGTGATAACCGGACGGTTTCATGGAATAGTTTATTCCCGAGCCGGTGAGTCTGTGAAAAAGAAATAGGTAAAGCCAATCGCTGAGATCGAACTTGGATCTTTTGCCCGTCCAATTGCGAGAAATCGCGTCCCTCTGTTTGGTCATTAGACCCTGTTCCATTTTGTGCCAGTAGGGGTGGTCCTCGCTCCAACCGTAAAACACGTCGTTAACGATTTGGGAAAATCCAGCGTATTTCCTTTCCACAACGTCGTACAGGTGCACGTGTTTCATTAAGTCGTCGGGCACAGAAGAATTTTCGTGCGCAATTATTCCAAGGTTGCACTCCTCCTGTTGCGTCTTCGCCATTTGGTAATAGCGAATGAATTCATCGTAGTATTTGGTGGTTTTTATCCACTTTGGGTTTGCCGTTATTGTCATTTTGTTTCTTGTTGTCTTCTTGATTCCATCCTTTGTTTTAGCAATTGCGCTTGCTCCCTGTAATAATCGGGGTCGGTTTCCATCCATCTGTTTTCGTCAACCCACTCCTCCCTTGCGAACCCTATACCGAGTATTTTTATGTGTTTCGCTTCAGGCTGGTTCATCGCTATGGTTTTTGTTTTTTCTATGGCCTCCTCTTGGGTCCTTGCCCTAACCACGCACGCATAGTCCTTGCACCTCATCCAATTTGGATCCGCGAACCTTTCGTCCCTGTAGTGCGCGTAGTACACCGAGTAAGGTTTCATGGTGCCGAGGTCCCTCAGTATTTTCTTCTTTTGTTCCCTTGCCCACAGAACGTACCAATTCAAAACGTGATCTTCCGGCTGTACTTCGTAATCGTACAACATAAATATTTTCCAAGAATCCAGCGCGTATTTACCAACGCCCTTCATTTTTTCTATTTCCTGTACGGGAATGTTGTTCTCCCCACCGTATTTATCGGTGGCTTCCAACCACTGTTGGGCAAATTTTTTCCACTGTTTTGTCCTTCTGTTGTAGAACCCAAGGGGTTTTATAATTTCTATCATGTCTTCGTCCGGGCAATCCAACAGAGATTGTGCATCGGGGCACCTTGCGAAGAACGCATCGGAAATGGCGTCCACTTGCCTGTGATGGGTTTGGTTGAGCATGAAGCAAATCACCATCATCCTAAACGGATAATCCCTAAACTGTTCTTGCCTAGTTTCGTAGGGGGACATGGGTAATTTCATAACTTTTATTTGTGTTAAATGTACTGAATTTAAACGATCTTTTACAATAGATTTTTCAAGTGGTGACAAAAAAAATCCCACTAAAAATTAGGGGATTAATCCGTTTAACAATCGTTCGTTACCTGTGATGCCTTTGTTTTGCGTTGTTTATGTACATTTTTATCAATTCTTTGGTGCCGGCCCCAAGGTTACCGTCCGCCTTTGGGTCCTTGACCCTTGATTCTATTCCCCGGGCCGCTTTTAAAACTTTCCCAACGATGACCCGGTCATCCTGGCCAGCGTCTACCATCTTGCATATAACATCATAAAGCCTTGCTCCTCCCTCCTGCCAAAACTCACCCCTTATCATCTGGTCGGCTTTATCATAATCGACCCTGTCCCATTCTGGGTCCGCCTCCATAACAAAGTACTTTTCGGCGTAATCGTTGTCGAAAGTATTACCGCCTTTTTCGTCGTACTTGAAGTTTTTACCCCAAAATTCTTGTTTTTGTTCTTTTACGTACTTTACTATGTCAAATTCGTTTTTCATTTTACGACTGTTGTTCGTAAGAGTCGTTGTCTTGAGACACTAGGTTAGTCTGAGCGTTTGCGTAATTGCTGCACTGTCTAGCTATATCGTCTGTGGAATATCCGTTCTCTATAAGTTCTCCAATTGCGTCGTATATCTTTTGTCCGCCCAACTCCCAAAATTTGTCTGCTTTGTAGTCTATGGAGTTGTCTACGTTGTGCACGTTAGATATGTCCAACGTGTCCAAAGCGTCCTCTTTTAGAAGAGGATTCGACTTAATGTACTTAACAAAGTTAAACTCTTTCACTAGTCTTAAATAATTGTTCCTATCATGTAAATTAAATACTCTCTAACGAACTCTTCGTTAAATCCGTATTTTGTTAAAATTGTATTAATACAAGATACAGCGTTAGAAAAGTTTTGTTTGTCTACACGAGACACTATCTCTTCTGCTCTTTCTAAAGCGAAGTCAAAATATTTTGCGCCAGGAGCGAAATTTCTAGAATCATCATCCTCTGTATCTTTTTTAGTGTCACCATGAGTATATACTTCGTCCCAATCCCACTCTTCTTCGTGACCGGGAAATTCCATGTCCTCCGGTTTCGTGGGTACCCAATCGTCCTCGTCGGCAGCGTATATTTTATCCGCGGCCGGTTTCTTTGGGTAAATGTCCGCTTCCTTCATTGAGGTGTAGCTGCCCGCCGGCGCCCCCGCCCCAACCGGTTTTAGGTCAACGTACCCGCCGACGCTCTCTTTGAGCTGTTTTTTCTTTTTTTGGACCTGTTTTACCGCTGAGTACGGGCCTATGCTGTTCTTCTTTAAGTAGCTTGTAATGTTAAAATTGTCTGACATTGTATTTTTGTTTTCTATTGGTTGTTAAGACCCCATGGAGGCCAATTGGTTCAATTTTTTCTTTAGGGATTCCAAGTTTGCGTTTATGTCCGCTTTGAGTTCTTGCTTTATTTTTGTGTTTGGCGCGGCGGACAGGTTCCTTTGCATTTCCTCTACGAATTCAACGCACTCGTTCGCGAGCCCTTCAATCGAATAGTCCAAACTGTCGTTTGAGTACTCCATTAACCACTTTTGAATGTCGTAAGACCCTGAGTTTGTCATGCAATTATAAATATGTTTATCAGCAGCGCAAAAAAATGGCCGGGGAAATTAATCACCGGCCGTTGTTTTTTTACACTACCGCGGCAGCGCCGCCCTGCGGTAAAGCGGGGGGCTCGGGTAGGTACTGAACGATGGGTTGCGAGTAGGTCGTTCCCGACTTATCGCTGCTGACGGCAAGCGAATCGTGGGGTTGCCAACCGTCCTTGATTGCTTTCTGTACCAGGCCGGCCAGCGCATCGCTGTTGGGCGCTTGAAGTACGTGATAGGTGATGATTTGAGCCATGTTTGTTTTATTTAAATGTAATTCACTTTTTCGAAAACCAAAAATTTAAGATTTCGGTTACAATTTATAACTTTTCGTTATTTACCAATTTTCTTAAATTCCGATTCCTTGCAATTTTACAAAATCGGCATATACCTGCCGAATACCTTCTTCCAGGCCAATACCTGCTGTCCAGCCCATGCGATTCAATTTTGACACATCCATCAGTTTGCGGAAAGTACCATCCGGTTTTTCAAGATCCTGGATGATTTCTCCTTCATATCCGGTAATGTTTTTAATAAGCAGGGCCAGTTCACGGATTTCGATATCAGTACCTGTTCCAATATTCACGAGTCCTGCTTCATTATAATGTTCCATGAGGAAAAAGCAGGCATCTGCCAGGTCATGGGTATGTAAAAAATCCC